TTACAAGCATTTTCCCCATCCACAGTTTGGGCAATGAATACATCCACCTTCTCTGATTAGTTTCTCACCACATTCTGGGCAAATATCATCCAATTCAGATGTTTCCATATACTTTGACAATACTCTGCCAATTGCCTTCGGGAATGACACTATACTATCAGCACATTTATCTTCCAACTTCACAATATCCTCAATTCTCATTCCAGTCCTCAAATTTCCACTTACATGGAGTGCAACATTTCTGTATTCACGTTTTTCGCTCCAATCAATAATCTTATAAATTGAATCTTTAATAGCGTCTGTTTCAATCTTATTTAATTTATGGCCGTCATTAACAATTTCCGAAATTTTGGAAACTTCATCATTAATGTTGTAAATGCCTGGCTCAATAGCTATATTATCAATCGTAAGAATGTCAGATTCGAATTTATATTCACGTTTTTTAACTCTGATAACTTTACCTCTATGGTTTTTCACCTTTTGGCAATTATCACATGGAAGTGCAAACAATTCGTAAGGTTTCCCGTCCAATAATCCTACAATAATAATAAAATTTTCACCTTTAACCTTCACTTGATAATAATCAGCATCCAAACTTTTTGGGCGTTTTGGAGCATTGACTGTATTGAATACACACTCATTGTTCTTCTTTTCAGTCCTGTTCAAAATTGCCACTCTTTTACAACCGTCTCTGAAAATAGTGACTCCCTTCAACCCAGATTCCCAAGCGTACATATAAATGTCATAAACATCTTGCACCGTTGTTTTTTCTGGCAAATTTATGGTTGAACTGATTGATGCATCAATATTTTCCTGTAACGCTGCTTGCATTTCAATTCTCTCTTTAGGTGAAATCATATCAGAACTGATATAATAATCTGGAAGTTTCTCTTCATCAACTTCATTTTCACCAAAATAATCTAAAACACATTGTGGATAAACCTTATAATCAGTTTCACCAATTGATTTAGTGCTTCTAATATAAAATAGTGCAAACATTGGTTCACCACCACCAGCTGTTGCATTCAGCATCGTTGAAATAGTACCTGTCGGTGCAATTGTTAAAATCTGACTATTCAACGGATATCTACCCTTATACTGTTCTGCAATATATGGCTCGACTTGTTTTTTGTAAAATTCAGAATCGAACATATTTGGATATTCTTTACCTTCAGTATTTAAATCGCAAGATTGTTCAAATGCTGCTATAAGCATTGTTTTTGTGATTTCCCTAGCAACATCTTGCGCTTGTTTAGACCCATATTTTACACCCATTTTAATTAATGCACCAGCAAGGTCAAATATGCCAAGTCCAATTTGTTTATAATCTCTCGCTGTATCTCTTTGTACTTGTAATGGATGAAGCTCTCCACCTTCTTTTTGGATGTCGTTAAGCCATCTTGTAGCTATTTTACAATCATTCGCAAAAGCTTTATAATCAAATAATCCATTTACAACATATTGATAAAGATTCATTGAACCAAGAAGGCATGCGCCACCATTTGGTAATGGTTCTTCAGCACAAGGGTTTACACCAGCATATTCAAAATCTTTATTTTCTGACATTAAGTGATAAGACGAAATTCTATTCCAATAAAGAATACCTGGTTCACCATAATCCCAATTGTTTTTTGCCAGCTGCATAAACAATTCCTTCGCCTTAATTTTTTTCAAATACACTGGCCCACAATTAGTTTCAACCATTACAAGCTCATTATACTTGTTTATCGCGTTAATCTCTTTATCGCTAATTGTCATATCGCATGGCCAGTGAAGAATATAATCATCATCATTCTTAACCGCTTCCATGAATTTATCATTAACACGAACGCTGATGTTTGCATTTGTGATTTGGTCCGTATTAGCTTTAATATTGATGAATTCAGTTACATCTGGATGCGATACATCCATGCTAATCATAAGGGCGCCTCGTCTTCCGTTTTGACCAATTGTACCAGTAACTACATCAAATGTCCTCATAAAACTAACAGCACCAGTTGTTGTTCTAGCAGAATTTTTAACAATAGCGCCACATGGTCTTAATTTTGAAATATCGATACCTACACCACCACCATAGCTATAAGTTCTAGCCATTTTTGAACATGTATCATAAATGCTTTCGATTGAATCATCAACAGACAAAACATAACAATTTGACATTGTGGACTTTATTGATTTATTATCAAGTCCCCTATTTGATAATATTCTCCCGCCAGGAATAAATTTTTTCTCAATAAATAATCTCTTATAGTCTTCATTACCGCCAGTAATTCTATCACACCATTCTTCAAATGTTTCACCTTCTTGAAGGTACTTTTTATTGATAATATCAATACTTAATTGATTCCCATTAACCCATTCTTCAACAGAGTTTACTTTTGTAACATTATACATATTATATTCTCTTTTATAATTTATTCCTCTTATATTTTCATATAAATACAAAGATTCCAGCAATAAATTTTACTTTACTGGAATCTTTTTTTTGTCACCTTAACTATTTGGAATATCGTTATGTCCAGTATTAATCACTCCTACAAAATTGCCATTTCCAGCTGAATGATTATTCATTATTTCTGAATGAGACGCGAATTGTCTTCTTGTTTCTAAAAGATTTCGTGTTAGTTGTATTCGATTTTCCTCTTTCAAACGAGAAGATTCTTCCTCCCAAGCCAAGGTATCGTTAAATTCTTGTGTTTCGTCACAAGAAATTGTACAGGTTCCGTTATCAAAATAAACATTATTGAAGATTTTACCAGACCGCCCAGACCTGTTTTTAAGCACTGCTATAACTGCTCTGCTATTATTAATATCATCAATTGCCCTGGCAATTGACAGAATCAATTGAGCTACGTGAATTTTCTTTGAGGAGCCACTTGCTTGGTCCATTCTCACAACCTCTGGGCTGTTCATACTGTCTTTGGTTCCCTGTGTTGGTACCCATATGGCGCAATCTAAATCGTGTGCCATATTTTCAAGCTTACGCATCGTTATACCTTCACGAGTCCATTCACTATCGCTGGCATATCCACCCTTTTCTGGAGCTAGACATTCAAAATAATCAATAGAGATGAGGTCTGGCTTGAATCCAGTATTAATCAATTTTTTAACAAAAATTTCGATATCACTCGCCGACTTTGTACCAGTTTTAAAATGCTTCAATCTTAAATTTTGTTTCAAAATCTCCCTATCTGGAAAATTATTCAACAACGTTTCTATCTCATCTCTGTCTACATTTGTCAATCTCTTCATTTTAACAGCCTCACAACGTGTGATTTTGGAGAAATGCTTTCTAGTCAAGTCAATATCATCATCCTCAAAAAATATTTGTAAGACTTTAAAACCACTATTATTGTTTATATCGCACCTATATGATGCGGCATACGCGTCAATTGCGGTTGTAAATGATGTTTTGCCAAATCCAGCTGGGGCGATAAGTAATCCTAATTTTCCTTTATCTAAGCCTCCTCCAAGTACTTCATCAAGCTTTGATATGCCAGTTGGGATTGAAATGGTATAATCATTTGCCAAAGCCTTCTCTTGTAGTTCAAATATATTAAACCCAAAATCATCCTCTTGTCCGACCATTGTTGCATCGTCCCACAATTTTTTGCATTCGTCATACCTATCAATATCTCCGTTTCCAGCAATTTCAAGAATTTTATTAGCTACCTTGATTAAATTTTGCTGTTTGAAAAATTTTAACGCGTTTTCCTTAACTAAAGAATATCCTTCATAACTTACTTCAAATTTAAGCTTATGAATTAAAGCCTTCCATTCCTCCAATTCAATTTCAGTTTTGGCCTTTTCGCTTAACAAAAAGCCCATTATTTCATACGAAGGAACAACACCTTCTTTAGCATAATAGTCTTTGATAGTGCCTACAAAAGTTCTTAAAAGTGGGTCTGTAAATGCGTTTTGGTCTGTAATAGACACCAAATCCTCAAAAAACTTAGAATCCTCAATAAAAATCTTTACGAGTTTATATTGGAACCCAACATCTAAATAACCTAAATTATTTTTATTAAGTATTTTTGCCATTTAAACGAATTATTTTAAAAAGCTCCATACATTAGTTTATTACTGTCATTACTCCATGCTTCCATAATTGCGTCTGGACTTGTTGTGTATTTTGAATTATCCTGAATACTGCAAGCGGCACAAATAGTCTTAATAATACCATAAACAAGGTCGTTTTTACCTTCAACCATTTTGTAAAGGGTATATTGCTCAAGAGTTAGACGATTCTTATCTTCATTCTCAAATCTAAATTTCTTATTTGACAAGTCAATTTTATCCCTCATAAACTTAGGATAATTTCCATCCCACATAATAGAACTCACTTCTTGACCATCAACCTTGAACGCTAGTTTGTATGACGTTTTAGTAGCTTCTACTGTACTAGTAGTGAGCTCTCCATCATCAAACTTAGAGCCAATAGCCGTCGGACCTTTGTCACCCCAAAAATAATCTGTTTTGTCATTGCCCCTAATGACAATTCCTTCTCCAAACGTCATTCCTGCACAATGTTCTGGATTAGCAAAATAAGATTTCATCTCTTCTTCTGAAGAAAAGACTCTCGGAGCATAAATGTCCAAATAAACATGAGCTTTATCTTTCAAATCTCGTTCAATAACACTCACACACTTACGAAGTGCCGACGTAAGCTCGTAAGAACGAAGAGATGTCGGATTAAAACTATTAATCTTAAAATAGCGTTGACAAATAATGTTACCGCCAGTTGTTAATACAAACTCGAACCTTTCTTTATAGTCACGTGGTTCATATGACTGCTTTCTGATTTCTGCCATTTAAACAAAAATTAATGTTAAACAATAAATTAATAAAAACCATCTTGGTTACCCAAGTTTAAATTATAATACATAGTTTTTTTCAAATTAGCAATGATTTTCTGAAATAAACTCTTCGTACCTTTGTTTTTCCCTGTCAGACAATTCTTTAAAAGGTCTAAAAAATGTTGAAAAAGAACCAGCATCCTTCCAAATTTCTATGTTATTTTTGGAAATCATTGAATAAAGGTTCTCAAAAGACCTACCTTCTGGGTCCAAAGGAGCGTACATAACCGATTCTATATCGTTTTCTGCCGATTCGGTCAATAACGGATGTTTAAGGTCTATGATTTTCTTGTTTATCTCATAGAAATCACCGTTATATTCCTTGTTTGATACACCGTTTACAATGTTTTCGTGCCATTGTAACGGTTTTTTCTTCTCGTTTTTTCTCTCTTCTATCTTTTCTTTTGCTCTATCTATGACTTCTTCTATGGTCACTGGTCTTTCTGCTATTTCTGGCATCAATTCCATTAATCTTGCTTCTGAAAGACCCTTGATATTACCTATATTGTCGGATGTGTCACCACAAAATACCTTTTTTAATAGCACATTTTCAACTGGAAATCCCTTAATGCGTTGAAAATTACTATATTTAAGGTATTTTTTTGTCATTCTGTTATATAATGACACTGTTGGACTGATTAATTGCGTTAAATCCTGGTCAGCGCTGACAATGACTATCTTTTCTTCTGGCTGTTTATGATTTACATAATACGCAATGAAGTCATCGCCCTCTGTTTTATCGTCAAATAACACCCTTATCGACATTTCAACACAGAAAAGCATGATTATATTCCTTTCACGCTCGAAATTCTCATCAACAATATCCTTTTCGGTCTGTCTTTTGTTTCTTTTCTCTATTTCTTCATCAGTTAATTCTTTTTTTCTATCGTTTTTACGTTCTTTTTCCTTAATAAACTTGGTCATACCCTTAATTGTCTGGTTAAGACGTTTCCAATAGTCTGTTTCTTGTCCACTACTCATCATGTGCTGGGCATATTTTTTATCTCTGTTTGCCTTATACTCGTTATAAAGCTCATATCTCAATATACCAGAATCGGTATCATCAAAAACAACATAAACATAGTCATATTTAATGGCTTGTAACATCATTCTTACTTGTAAGAAGAATTGAAACACACCACCGTAATGTTTGCCATCGGCATTTTCCTTTGTATCAATCAAACATTGCCTCAACAGGTTGTTTCCATCGATAATAAGTGTATAAAATGTCTTGTCTGAGTTGTCTGAATATTCTTGCCGTATAATTGGTCTAATTGGTTGGGCCATAAAAACAAAATTAATCATTATTTCTTATAATAATACATAAAAAAAACGAGAATTTAAAGAATTCCCGTTTATAAAATATTAATTATTGGATTAACTTTGCCCTTTACATAATCAATAAACTTCTGTGGAGATGACTCAACGTGTTTTATCATTGGAATATCCTCTCCATTAGGTTCATATCTGAAAAGTGATATGAAATATGTGTAACCACCTATCAGATTTGGATATACACTTACATATCCATGATAATTTCTTTTCTTAAATTTTCTTCCCCAAGCATAACCGTTTAACGTTGTCTCCTCTTTCATGGCAAACATTCTAATAACATCTTCTTTAGATATTTCGCCTCTTTCGTTCTCTTCATTATTAATATTATTTGTCTCTGCGTTCTCCATTAATAGCAACACAGAGTTCTTTACCATATTTTTTATATCAGATTCTAAAATTTTTATAATAACCACAATTTAATTCTATTATTCTATAAATAGATTAAACTTGTTAATTTTCTATTCCATTCCATCTCTTTATTATTTTTGATATAATTGGATTACGAACAATATCTTCTTCTGTAAATTGCAGAAACCCTATTTCATCTATATCCTGCAAAACCTCAAATGCAAAATCAAGTCCGCATTTGTCTTTTGACTTTTTTATGTCTCTTCTATCAATTTGCTGATTGTCGCCAAGAAAAATCATTTTACTGTTTCTACCTATTCTTGACAATATTAATAACGTTTCCTGTTTGTTGAGATTTTCAGCCTCGTCGACTATTATAATACTATTGTCGAATGTTTTACCTCTTAAAAATGACACAGCTTCTTCCCTTATAATGTCATTTTTCAATAGAGTTGTTAATATTTCGCTTGAATTCATGTTTCCGCTTTCATCGAGTATTTTCTGGATTGTAAACTCGATAGCATCCATATATGGCTGCATTTTTTCATCAATAGTTCCTGGCAAAAGTCCAATAGGCATTGACGATGATTCCACATTGGGGCAGCATATTATTATTTTATTATATCCGCCGTTTTTTAATAATTCCAATGCAGTCTCTGTTGCAATATACGACTTCCCAGTTCCAGCAGACCCTTGGCAAAATACTATTTCTTTGTCTTGAATAAGTTTGTGCAAATCTTTTTGTTTTTTATTTTTGCACTTTAGGCCAACCTTAAATGATGTTAATTGCGCTATTGTTGTGGTACCTTTTGGAACTCTTGACATTTTGTCAGTTAAATACATAGCTTCATCTTCATCAAGCGATTTCATTAAATCTTGTTTTCTAGACATAAAAGTGTTTTAAATCATTATTATAATAAAAAAAGGCACAACATACCTTTTTGTATTATGTGCCATTTTTCGTTATTTCACTAGTGATTTTCATCAAAGTATTACTTTGTCATAAATAGCAAGATTTATAATAAACTCATCATTCAATCGAAACGCCATCTTCTACTGTTTCACCAAATGAAATATTACCAATATCTTGAATTTCTGAATTATTTCGTTCAAGTATGCGTTTCATCGCCAAAGGAACTTTAGTCTTTTTGAATTCATCCTGTTCTTCTTTAGATGAGCCTATAATTCCAAAACCAGTACATATAAATTCTCCTTCATAAGTTAAATCATACGGTGATGGTAACTGATTTTTAAGTACCTTAATTTTTGTTAAAATACCCCAATTGTAGTTCAACCCTTTTGATGTCGCTGTTAATCGCTTAATTGACGCCTTTAATTGCCCGCCAAGTAAGAATATTAGTCTCGAACGATACGTTACCGATTTTCCACCCTTTAACTCAAGACTAGGAGGTCCAACTGGATTTGTTGTTGAGTCGGTCCAAACTTTATTTACCACTATCATTGTGTTGGTGTATTTTGACGACACTTTTCTTGAACCTGGAATAAGGCTTTCCATGATATCTTGTAGGGCGACGGATATAGTTCCAGCGTCAAACATATTGTTTCCAACTTTGCTGTTATATGATTTTAATCCTCCTATGCTTCCTATTGAATCCCAAACAAAAAGCAAATTATATGGTAGTTCACCATTTTCCTGCATTTCCAAAAACGACTTGATTGAATACGCCATATCTTCAATCACAGCTGTAATCCTTTTTTTACCGCCTTTCTTGCCTGTAGAGTAATCTATGTCACCGTACATTTCGCGCAAAATAGCACTGTTGAAATAGAAAAAATCTCCAGTCCATTCAATAATTTTTTCTACCTCTCTAACTTCGCCAGTTTCTGGGTCTTCTTCTTCAACAACACCATAAACTGGCTCGGCATTAAAGCCCATATCTATGGCATAATTAAAGTCGAAATTGTTTTCTGTGTCATATATAATCGGAATTGTATTTTGCCTCTGTGCTGCCACTATAGCATGATTAATCAAGGTTGATTTGCCAGTATTTGAATGACCACAAATTGTGCTTACATACCCGCATGGGAATCCTGGTAGTTTCACAGCGTCCTGAAACGCTTTGGGCATAATAAGCCATTCCATTTCTTTATCTGCATTGCTTGCACCTTCTATGTTCCCTTTATCAACACTAACACTAATCCCCATTTTTGCTTTTAGGTCGGATATTGTTGATTTTTTAGTTATTGGGGTTTTCTTTTTTGGTTGAGCCATATTTTTGATTTTTTTAATGTTTATTTTTTTGTTAATATTTTATATCATTGCATATAATACTTATTTTTTGCTTTCTGGAAAAAACATTTTCGGCATAAAGATACATATCTGCCTTTATCGCCAGGTTCAATTTGTTCTCCATCTAACTCTAATTCCATATCTTCATTAATCCTAGCGTTAAATATAGTTTTGCTTCCACAAAAACAACTAGATTTGATTTCGTCAAAACTGTCTGCTATTTCAAATAATCTTTTTGATGCTGGAAACAGATGTGTTGTGAAATCAGTTCTTAAACCGTAACATAAAATGTTAATATTAAACATATCAGCTATTGCAGCTAATTCGTCTATTTGATTTTCGGTTAAAAATTGTGCTTCATCAACCAAAATCCATTTTAATTTGTCGATACCATTTACTACTTCATAACTGGTGTTGTAAATGTCTGATATTAATGTAAATAAATTATCTGTCGGAGTAATCTCGATGCATTTACGCTGTTTTCCATCTCTAGAGCGAACAACATCGCCACCATCTCTTGTGTCTATATTGCTTTTAAATATTAGAAACGGAATATTGTGTTCTGAAAAATTATTTGCTGTGGCTAATAGTTGTAAGCTTTTGCCACTTCCCATACAACCGTATTTAAAAATTAACTTACCTCGTCCCATTAATTACAAATTTACTATTATTAAAGTCAAACAACCCAAAAACTGGGTTGTTTGTTATTTATTAAAGCGGTAAATCATCGTCATTAATCATTAATGATTCAACTAAATTGTTTCTATTTGTTGTATTATTAACTGTATTGACGTCTGTTTGCCCATCAATCATGTCGGTAATTGCTTTCTCGGCATTTTCTATTTCCTCATTGGCGTGATTTTTCTCTTCTTCTTTTTTCTTGTCAATTTCTGCTTTATCAACCCAAGAATTTGAAGCTCTATCATACCAAGGCACTTTCATTTGGGCAACCAAATTTAAATAATCATATGGTTTACAAGTAAAAACATCTTGCCACGTTTTTTTGTCGTAAATCCATTTTTTCATTAGTTCTTTATCGTCTGAAAGAGGACTACGGTCGCTATCATCAATAATTGTTGGTGCAGAAGTGCCTTCAGAGGTAATTGTAACATTCAAATCTCTACCTTCATAAATGTCTAAAATGTTTTCTGTTTTACCTTTTTTCTCAGCGCTTTCTTTTCGCATTTTATAAAGGTTAAGTATTTGATTATAAGGGTCAGTCTTATCGTATCTGACATTGAATTTCCAAAATTTTACGCCCTCGTCTTCTTTACCTCGTTCAATACACCTACAAATAACACCTTCTTTGGCAAGGCTATCTGTTGATAGTTTTTGCAATTGTTTCTTTTTAATCGGGTCATCTGTTTTTGTAGATTCAAGATACGCAGCCCTATTTAATTCGCAATATGGACAATTATTTCCAAATTTTTCATGATTAATATCTGGATTCTTAGACAAGCAAATGTATGATTTATACGGTTTATCTCCTGGATTAACCATGTCTTTTGGCACCTGTACATTGTGGAGATGAACCTTTACAAATGGATTGCCTGTTTTTAAATCCATAGGCAATAATCTAATAGTGATTGTTTTCTCGGTTTCGTCTTTTTTTAAACGAACGTTCAAATAGTTCTTTATGTCAAAATTACTATTTGGTTTTACTACCCGTTCTTCTTTATTATCATCAAAAACAATTGAATCGGGTGTGATGTTAGGTAAATCAATTAATTCTCCCATTTTCAAAATTTTATTAAAAATTATAATTCGATAAATTGTTATTCTAATTTATATTACAAAAAAACTCTATAAAAAACAAAGCCAAATACACCAATATTGGCATATTTGGCACATAATTATTAAATTAATATCCAAAAATATTTCTCAAATCATTGTCGTATTTAAAATCATTCGCAACAGATTGATAATTTGTAAAATTATCAATATCGTCCTTTGTTATTTTATATTGAGGGTCATCGGCGCCATTATTATCGTCATCTGGACTATAATTATCTGGCGCATAATTGTTCATATACTCATTTGGAGTTATAGCGTATGGACTAGACTTAGCCGACCTCATTGTAAGTCTCTGCATTGGAGTTGGATTATGTAGTTCTACTTCTCTTTTGACACTATTTAACAAATTATCGACTTTCGTATCTGAATCGTCGATTTTTTGCATAATTCCTTTTAACGCGTGTATTATGCTTTTAAATTTATCTGATAACAAATCAACTTTCTTTTCTGTTTTTTCTTGTGAATCAGTTAAATCGTCAACATCTATTACCTCTTCGTCTTCTGCTGGCTCTGATTGAATAGCATTGTCTTGTTGCATATTTTCAGCGCCGCCCATTCCGTCTATTCCACTATTGGAATCAACACCTTGCGGAGCGAACCCTTCTGGAGGATTTGCTGGTTCATTTCCTTGTTGAGGTGCTCCGCCCATTCCAGGGTCTCCCATGCCAGGGTCTCCGCCCATGCCAGGGTCTCCCATACCAGGGTCTCCGCCCATATCTTGGTCCCCCATACCAGGGTCTTCCTGCATGTCTGGTTGTTCTTCTCCAACCTCGTCAACGGTGTCACCTAGATTTGTATATTCATACATGATTATTCTGTTAAAGATGTCCTTAAAATCCTTTCCTTTCATGATATTAGTCGTTAAGAATTTGTTTATTATCCTCTGTTAAAATAATCTTTGATGATTCTGTTCTCTCAATGATACCTTTATCTTTTTTCAAAACTTTTGTTTCTGGTTTTAACTCTTGTACAATCTCTTGAGCCAAATCAAATTTATTGTCATCAGTTGTCATAATATCTTGTTTTTTACTTGATTTATTTTTAGACTTTTGTTGCTTTTTTTCATCAGCAATATCATTATCTTTAACTACATTTTCTTCGCTATTCTTTTTTGATTTTGCATCATTATCAATATCAATCTTTGTTGATACAACAATAGGATAGCTTCTTGACATTATATTTTTTTTAAAGAATCTTGATTTCATATGCTTACACTATTTGTTATAAATAGTTTAATTTATTGTTTATTCACACAATTTAACGGCCAAATACATAGAGTCTTGTAAAAATGTTCTAACTATATAAGGAAAATCATACTGGTTTGTATAAACTTTAACATTACCCATAGACTTTAATTCCAACAAAAATCGGTTTTTATCCATACCGTTATAATCTATATCCCTAAGCGATATCCCTGTGATTTTATTATCGTTGTTAATACAAATGTATATCATATCATTGCAAAGAAAACAATTACAAATATTTGATGCTGTAATTTCCTCAAATAGTAACATCTTTGATGTCCTGTCTTCTGTTAATACATTAAAAAATGTATATTCGATAGATTTTTTTTGGGCTGTTAGGCATAGTTTTAAAAAGTCATCAATCCTTTTTTCGTAAATATGCCTATGTTCTCTCGGACCAAACGACCAATAAGCGTTATCGTTTAGTTTCCAATCTAAAATTGTGAAATTTTTGTCAAAATTTTTAGCATTCTCAAGACCAATTACCAATGTAGGCAAATTTGGAATTAAATTTTCCTTTTTGTCAGTTACATTACACCAAGTCGCATCTAAAAATTTATTTTTAGTAAAAATATTTCCAATTTTTTTCATTTATCCCAAAATTTTTTATAAAAATACAAAAATATATTATAACAAACAAACACTACTGTAAGGAGTCTACATATTTTTTAATAGCATTAACGTGCATTGTAGCAATCGCCTCCTTTCCTTCATTACTATTTAACCAACCTTGAGACAAATAATATCTACCTTGTGGGTTTTTACCTTTATAGCCTTGAGTTTTATCTAATGCACTCCTTGTTAATGCCTTTCTGCATATTTCACTGGCTGGATATGCGTCAAACCAATTAAAAGTTACTACACTTGCGCAAGAAAGTGATGGGCCGTAATCAACAGCTTTTGTTTCTCCAGCCACAATAACACCACTTGTCTGATTAGAACTCATCATACCAGGTGTCATTTCCTTATAATAGCTTTGTTTTTGTATGAGTTCACGAACTTCTGCGGCGAAAAAATCTGCCAGTTTTTTAGAATCTTCTGTCGCAACTATTTGGCCTCCAGTCGTTTTACCGCCATAGAATATTTTAAAATAGTTAGATGACCCAGTATTAAATCTTGGAACTACAGATATTACAGCGTCTTTTCCGAACTCTTTTATGAACCCTTCTGTTTCCGACATCAAACATGCATTTGTGGTTGTATGGTTGCCATCTTTGTTACACATCTGCACATTAAATTTAGTGCCATCCTTATATTTCATCCCCTTTAGTTTTTTAATTATATGGTTTTCAACCAAATCATAACTAATTTTCCACGATGCTGTCTTGTTCACAAAATTAGGACCGTATGCTGGAGTTATACATATTAACGGGTGCAAATTGTTAACTTTGGTTTTATCAAAATCAATAGTACCTGCGACACCCTTTTGCGGTACATACGTATTATCCTCAACAAATTGCCCTTGATACAATGGGTTGTTTGTTGAATATAAATCACCTTGTCTACTTCCATTCGCGCCGCCGCTTCTTAATACCGCACCATCGCTGATTGGTAATGCATATTTATTAATTCTGACGCCAGTAACCGTAGTGACCATATTGCCTGGCGTTATTGAATGTGTTACTTTAATCACCATATAAGCTCCGCGCCAAAAAGGAACGTTGTTTAACTGAAAATACATTAAAGGCATTATCTGGATATTACCCATCATTTCAAACGAACACTCATAAGAATAAGAAGTTCTTACTTTATACAAATCTTGTCCAAAAAACGACATTTCTTTTGGCGCTTCTGACCCTTTTGACGCAATATAACTGGCAGCTGCTAATGATGCTTCCGTTATTGTTGTGCTTTCTGTGTTTAAAGTTAAATTCTTGAAAAATGATTGGTTTTGTTTTGCAAATGTAACACCAAATGCTGGAATCGAATATCCATCATCACTAAACGTGTCTTTTATCTCTTCTGCTGTTAAATCTAAAATCCCATCGTCAACATATTGGTCAGTACCTAGGTGCTCAGATGGTTTATATGTGTACATATACACAAAACACGATGAATCTCTATGCCAATCATACGATTCAAATGGTATTGCTTTGAACATAGATGCCACATCATCTTTAAAAACCCCAATCTTTTGCGGTAACGCTATTAAAAAACCACCAGTATGTTGCGCTATTTCTGATAGGTATTCAAATATTGACTTACTAACCTGCACACTTGAGCCGTAAGAGCCATTTAACTCTGATGACGGCATACAAGACGCCACCCATTCAGCAACTCTATTTACATTGGCTAAAATTTGATATCCAATATCATGATATAAACTATCTACATACACAAAACTATTAAAATCACTATCTTGGTCGCTATTAGGGTCATCTACATTAACATATCTCCATGTCGATGGTCCTTTATACGGATTAGCCAACCACTTGTCATATAAATTTTTTAATGTTATATATGTTGATAGCTTAATATCCTTGTTTTTAAACGGGTCCGACGCATTTTGTTTATATGTTTCATCGATAACATCATTAGAATCCTGTTCTAATTTATCAGATAAATCAGCATAAAGTTCTTTAAGTGCCGATTTAAAACCAGTAATTGCCAGTTTCATATCGTTTGATGACGCTAAAAGAGGCTGTTTATCCGTCATATACAGTTCAACACTTGAAACAGTAGTTAAAAATGTATCGCGCAAAAAGTCTTGGAGTGAATTTGCATTCTGTACTAATGTTTCAGAAATGTCTGACGTTAGTAGTTCTAAATTTAATTTCTTTTCATTGAAATTAGAATATAATTTTGGGTCAAATAAAAAACCCATAATTTTAGAAAACTCATTTTTAACCCAATCTTTAAAAAAGCCCATTAAAGCGATGCCCCTTTCGGAAGAATAATGTGGCGCCCACGGGAACAACATATAATTTGTATCATCTTTTTTTCTAAAATAAAGATATACATCATCACCTGGTTTAGCATAAATTTGATTAGCTAGCGCAGCTACATATTTCTTACTTGCATCTAATTTAATAATGTCAATATTATTATGCGTTAACTGATGCTTTCTATAAAAAAACGCACCCTCTAACAACAATTTAGATTTCATTACAGTGCCATTTTCTAAATTATCATCCAAAAATGACTTTTTTTGCTGTAGCCACGGAAACGCCATTAAAAACATGTAAGCTTTTCCATATTCATTCGATAAATTAAATGTTGACGCCCAATTATCATAGAAACGACTATTTGTGGTTAATTGTATGGCTAACGAAGTTTTATTAGAAGTACCATTGATTACTTCTTTTATATCATCACTATCAGCCTTACTTTTAAATTTCCCCTCATCATTTTTTCCATAAAAAACATATTTGGCATAAGGAATTACATCTATTTCTGTTCTATAATTTTTAAACAATTTATCAATCTCGTTAGGCTTTAAAATAGATAATTTAGCTTTGCTTTTATTGTCTTCAGAGTCAGTTTCTTGTTGCTGGCCTCCGTTTTCTATCATCTCTATTTCAGTCCTTAAGTTTTCACTATATTTTTTAAAATAAGACCCATCGTTTTTTATGGAATACGTCTTCCAATTTGATTGCCTCATATCAGACGATGTGTTAATATAGCTTATTCCGTCTTTTGGGAAGTTCTTTTCTACAAAATCTTTTTTTAATTTTGCCAAACTAGATAATGTTGCTGGCATTGGGTTTTTTCCTCCATTATTATACAACTTCCATGATAAATAACCGCCACCATTTTCGGCAAACAAAATTTTATTGCAATTATCACACTCTGAAAAGTCCCAAGCACCAGAAATGTCACTGTGTTTTACACTTGTTATAGCTTCATAAATACCGTTCTCATCAGACCCATCAACTACATATTTTTTTAAAAATTGAATGAATGCTCTACTGTTTATTTTGTCCCCAAATGCTTTGTATAAATTTATCGCTTCTATTTTACCAGCTTCTCTTGCTGCGTATTCGCCATTATTGTTACATGTCAAATATATAAATAACCTAGTCGACAATATAGCAATTGTTGTGCCAAGAAAATCATCACTATTAGACAGCGCTAATTGTTTAGCAGAAATATACGGGTTTGTAGAACTATTTAATATGAAATCAACATTATTCAAACGTATAAATGAAGCTAAAGACATTTCATTAGATTGCGAATTTTCCCCATCTTTTTTTGAACTTTGCTCAAATTCAACTGCTTCCCTAACTTTGTCAATCTCTTCAATATACATTTTAGTTGCCATTAATAAATTTTTAACAAAATCAACTTCAATTAATTTATTCCCATTTATGATTTCCTCTGGCCATTGTTCAACTGTCCTTGTTTGAGAACCAGTGTCCTTCTTATAAATTGCAGGAAACGGAGGCAATCTGTATATGGTTTCTATCAAATCAGTTGATAAGTTACTATCTGCTTCGCCAAACCCATATGTACGTGGGTCTCTTTCCTCGCACTCGTTTATTATTTGTGCGTTAATTGTTGACAACATATCATTATAACAATGCATAAATGTGTCCATATGTGCAAATGCTAAATTGTAAAAATTTTTTACTGACGGACAAAACCCCAATATTTTTTCAATTATTTCTTCCTGCTCTTGTTTATACCTATTTGTTATTGACTTTTTTTGAGTATCAATGTTTTTGATTTTTTTTTCTATTTCATTTTTCAGTCCAACATAATCATCGTTGTCAATGTACAAAACATAAACGCACACTTCATTAATGCCGTTCATATTCTTAACATACCCAGCAACCTTTCCAATATCTGATTGATATTCAGCAGATTCATCGATTATTTTTTCAAAATTAAACTCGTTATTTGCTGTCTTTTTTAGAACTACTCTTTCATGACTTCTTTTATTATCTGCTGATTTATGAAAGCTTTTAATGCGATTATAATAATTAGTATTAAATGTTTCATCACATTTTTTCACGCTTTCAGCATATTTATCTATATTTTGAACTTCAGCTTCCCATTCGGAATCATTTTTACATACGTAAACAACAATTTTTTTATTATCATGCGTTTTATCAAATAAAAAAGCATTTGGCTCAATTAAAAATGGAATTTGGGACACGTCTGATAAAGCCGATTCAGTATTTGCCAAAATTTCCATTTTTGAGGCTTCTTCTGATTTCGAATCGACCATCTCCTTGTCTGACTCTATACTGTATATTTTAGAAATTAATTCTGGGAATCTAATCATTGGTGATGTACTGCCATCTTTTTGCTTAAAGACAAAAAGCTTATCTGTATTAACTCTTGTGTCCCAATAATCAATACCTTGTGGCATATATGGTGCAACACAACAATATAACATCGGCATATCAGTATATATTCTATACATCATACCAATAAACTTAACATCAAACACAAAATTTCCACTATTTGCATCAAAACTAATTTTAACATCTTCTACTGTCAAATAAAAAGTAGCACCCTTGCCATAAAAGCCCTTAACTTTAAGCTTAAATTGAGGATACGGGAAAGTAAAAAACGCCTTGTACATAGATTTGTTACTAGCATCTCCGTGAAGATTCTCCTCTTCTTGCATCATAACACTAGAGCCACGTACATCAACAAATTTTGCCGTAACTTCTGGATACATCCATGACTGATAAGAAATATTTAAACTTTCAAGCCCAAGACATTCTACCGTATTGTGTTCAGAACCCATAACAGTATTAATGTCTGTATAATTCGTTGTTAATTTTCCATCAGTCCCTCCAAAAAATGTTTTATTTTCAGATTTTGTTGTATATACAATTTTAATTGGTTCATCATTACTATTCAACCCACCGCACGAGCGCCTATCATACACTACTACCTCTAAATCAACAACAACGCAAAAATCTTCATATTGATTATTAATACGAGTGGTTGATTCAATTGTACCAACGCCAACTGGACTGTCAAAATTACAATTAGTTGGCTCAATATATTGAATTCTATTAACTCTTTCTGTTAAATTTTCCACTATTCTATTACTTGTTTATATTATTGTATTTGTCAATCGCCTTTTTATAATTTCCGATTGTAGTGTCTATTGGATAAGGTACTCTTAATTGTGCGTTGTTTGGTATATTAAATTCCATACTACCGAATTCTGGATTTGCCTGCAAAATGACCCACCAAAAATCTGGGTCTCCATAAAATTCTGACGCAAGCGCATCAAGCCGTGTTCGTCCCTTAAGGTAAATTGTTGTAAAATCAGTATCTTTTTCGTCTATTGGTATAAAAGGAACCATAGAAATGGTATTGCCATACCTGAATTTACTGTATCTGTCAAAGTTAATCGTCATTTGTTTTCTCTTTTTGCTCTATTATTATAAACAGATGAATTAGCATAATAATTTTCTGAAATAGCATTTTGCAGTTCATCAACAACACCGCCAATATCTTGCCCTCCGATAAACGTAAAATTCATCGAAACATCAGCCATCATTGGTTGAACTCCGATACCTTCTGTGTTTAAATCCCATTGTACTCCACCGTTCGAATCAAAAGTATATGATATTGATTGGATGCATATCTTTGTATTAAAAAAATCACCGATTCTCAATATACAATAAGGAGCACGACCGAATGCCAAATTTCCAGCCATCTTATTTGTTGTTGTTGTCTGTTTTTCACCGCTATTTACTGCTCCAGTTGTTGGACCCTGTCTTGTACATTGATGTAAGAAATTTAACCTTTCATTAAAACCTTCTGGCGTTAACGAATGAAATGCTGGAACAAAATACTTTATTTTGTCCACTACTCTCTTATACGCTAAACTATCGGTACTTTGTAACGTAGCGAAATACTCATACTCTGGAGCGTCTTCATTAGCTTCCTCGACAATATCTTTGTCATTCCATTGTATTATAACCTCTGGTAGTGTTCCTCCATTCAAATCGTAATTTTGAGGGCCTATAAACTCGTCGTTGTCAATTTTTCCAGCATTTTCTATAGTTCCTCCATTTGATGCTGATGATGGTATATTTGCGTCTGTTTTCAACTTCTTACTAATAACTAGTCTTGCACATCTGGCAATTTTGGCATCCAATGAATTTATATCTGGCGTGCCACTAACATCATCAATATTAATAACGCTTGTCGTTTGTTTTGTTATGTCTTGTAGAGATATTGATTTACAAAAATAATTGGCTAATTTTCCAATAAATTCCTGCCTCCTTGCCGACAATTTTTCGTTTCTATCTTGCTTACCATGGCTAGATGCATGGCCAATCGTTTCTATCATGGATATTTCGTACTGAGTCGACGCATTTGTGTTTCCAGAGAAAATTTCATTCAATTTACTTTCCATTTGGTCATAAGCTATTAATGACCTACCGTCTCCGTTTATTTGTAAAATCTCAGCTATTCTTTCATAATTGTTCCAAAAACCACTAGTTGTATTTAATCCAAAATTATTTGTATTAACTATATTATTAGGTAACAATATTTCTGATTGAAACGCTTCATCTCTTATTTCTGTTGTATTTGAATTGTCATTATTTTCGTAGTTATCCAAAACGGCTTTAGACTTCTGTATCTGATTGTCAACATTATCCTTTCCGCTAAAATCATTTGGGAAAAACACAAAAAACTCGTATTTATATGTTTCATCTTCTGATTTTAAAGGTTCCTCTCCAGATTCTGGCTCTATGGCTTTTTGGTCATCTTCTGGGGCTTCTGTTGGTTTTAGTTTAATCGGCGAACATCCAGCGAAAAACTTCAATATCGTTTCTTCGTTTTCGTCGCTAGAAATATCCTTTGAATTTTCAACTCTCCATGCATCAAGAACCGATGGATGGTCCACCAATAAAGTAAAATTCAATGTTCCTGTTCTTTCAGTATTTGTATATGTATAAATTTTTTCTCCTCTTCCAATAAAAGAATTGTCTTGCCATTGAACATTAATGTTTTCAGAAAATTTTAAATTATATGGCGGAAACCACATAATTCTTCCATTATTAGGCCCAACTTGAGTTTTCTTTAATCCAGCAGTATGACCCCTCCATGCTAAATTTTCGATAGAAAACATAAAATTTTGTATGTTTTGAGATTTTTCACCGATTGTCGGCCCAACCCTAACTAAACCGTTGTTTTGTAATACTGTATGCGACGCAAAATGTGACGGCCCCTCATAACTTCTTAACTTGCCAAGGCCTTTTTGAATTGTTTCCAAGCTCTCTGGAGTATCACCATCCATAAATGGTCGTATCCTATCCCTTAATTTTGAATACTGATAATGTGCCGTCCAAACACGGCAATATGGATTATCGTATCCAGAACTTTTATCTGACGAACCGCGTAAAAGGTTTCTTCCTCTTGACATACCATATAGTGTGTCATATGCTGTTTCAGCTTCGCTTGGGTCATCAATTACTTCAGTATGAAATCTATTAATCAGTGATTTAATCTTATTTTCTTTAAACAGTTGATTTGTTTTTTGCAGCAATCTTGATGATGTTTTTTCGTCACTGTCTGACATTAGTTGCGGAATAAAATTTTGCATAGTACTCGTAGAACCAAGAGATGTTCTTTGTTTTCCATCTGGCTCGTCGAAATACGTGTATGTAAAATTATTCCCAAACTTAACTTTAGTCACAAGAGACCCGCCTTTGGCAGCTGGGTCAATTGACACCCTGTCTGGTAGTTCGTTTTTATCTAATATAGAATAGAAAACTGTTTTTTTATCTTCTTTTATACCATATGACTCAGTGTAATGCCCCTTAACATTACCAAAATTACGTGTAGTATTTTTTTCGATAATATCTTTATTGACAACAATAACGCCTGACGATAAATCTTTATTATTTACTTGAGTCTTTATAATAAAAGGCACTGAGTAATTATCGTCAATTTCAGTCTTACCATATATTGAATCATTGATAACTTTGTTAATTATCCTATATTTAAACAAGTTATCTCGACATTGTTTTGAACTATCGCTTAATGATTTATAATTTCCAATTGGTTCTCTTAACTGTACTTTATAGTAATCATCGTCATAATACGAGCTAATGTTTTTGTAATCCAAATAATTACTACCAACAAATTTATTAATTGATTCATTAACCAATTTTGCTCTATTTAAAAACTCTTTATTGTCTTTTAGAGTTTTACGCGCAAGAACATATCCTTGATGCCCCTTTCTAAATCCAGTGTCAACGCTATAATCTCCAATTTCTGCTTGAAAAGACACACCACTTGCTATAAATGCATTTTGGTTATAATAGCCGTATCTTCTTTTAAAGATATCAGTTGCAATGTTATATTTAAGATTTTCGGCCCTAATTGCGTCAGACAAAGTAATGAACCCAGATTCGGTCAAAAACGATAGTTTGGAATTTTTTGCATTGTTTGGAACCGAATATATTTCACCTACCTTATCTTGTGATAAAGATACCATTTCTATATTACTTTCACTTCTGTCTACTGAATAATATTGTTTCGATTCAAGATTATCACTGTGTAGATATTGTCCTCTTCCATATCCATATCTACCCTGTGTTCCTTCTGAAAAGTTATTAAATAAATTATGTTCCAAAAACCTATAATTTCTTGTATAATTCAAGATTCCACCAGTTATGTGCATCTCTCCAATATAATCAATAAAATTATATACGGTCCCATTACCTATCGATATATTCGATATTGAATCTAAAAGAAAATTTATGTTCATTTTTAATCGATTCTGTATTTTATTAATTTAACTTTTAATTGAATAGAAATCAATATTATAACTAAACATTAATTCCAAAACTTCTTGTAACTTTATTTCCAGCAAACTTATAATTATTTAACTCTGTTGCAACTATTTCAGCTATTTTTTTCTTCAACTCTCTATTGTTTGCCAACTCAGACATTATATCAACACTTTGGGTGCTATTGTTGCTTTCTAGCTTCAAAGTACCATTAATATTTATTTCTATCGGTTCTACTTTGAACCTACTTTGGCTTTGTATTTTGTCTTTGGACTCTATTTTTTTAAGCTCTTGTAATGACGTACTATTTCCGTCTTCTAATTTTCCACCTTTAATTGAAACTTGATTTAACGGCCTATCATTAAACGGCTTAACTAGCGTAGGTAAAATATTTTTTCCAAAACCAATGCTTAATCCCCCAAGTTCACCCAAACCGCGTTGTTTCAACCTGTCCAACGCAGATACGTATGTTGTATTATCTAAATTTTGTTCTTTCTTTTTCGGTAATCTATTATGTAATAAACCAATTGGGCTGTATTTTATGCTTTTGGCTATAGGAGAAGCTCCAAACAGTGTATTTACGACTTTGTGCCTTTTTACACTAGACATCGCAGTGACTGATTGTTTGGCTTGTTTATCAAATGCTTTCCCATTGAAATTCGCTACTTGAACATCAAACTGAGCACTTCTAAGTTTATCGCCTAAACCGCCACTAGGCTTAATTGCACTAATAAATTCAATGGTATTCTTTCTTCTTTTTTCTCTCTTTTCTTCTTTTTCTTTCTTTTTATTGATACTCACCTTATCTATTTCATTCAAAAGAGCCATATCGCCTTCTCTTTCCATTTTTTTTCTTAAACTTTTAGAAATTTTGCCTGTAGATAACGCTTCATCGATTTTTCTTAAACGTCTTGCTCCATAGTCACCCTTTCTTTCAATACCCTTAGCGCTTAATTTATTATCTAGCGCTACTTCTCTTCTTGCTTTTGCAGCTTTAACCCCACCAACAACAGCACCGCCTATTGCGCCTATGGCTCCGCCAATTGCAGTTCCTATTCCTGGAAGTATTGAACCTATTGTTGCGCCAAGTGCTGCGCCTTCTAATGCTGTTGAGCCAACCTTCATTGCGGTATGTGCGCCGCCACCTTTTTTAATCTTTCCACTTTCAACTAACATATCAGTGGCGATATTTCCAGCTGCACCAACTAGACCAGCGACACCGCCTTTCGCTAAACCAGTAGCCATTTTTGTTCCTATTTTAGTGGCTGTTTTTGTGGCTATTTTTTTACCCCCAGCACTTGCGACATTTTTAATACCTACTTTTGACGCTTGTTTCGATGCGTGTTGTGTAAACGCATTTCCTATTTTGGTGTATCCTTTGTTTGATAATTTTGTCCCTATATTGTGTACGCTTGATATTGAATGAGCACCGATTGTTCCACCTAATGCAGCTAAAGATGTTGCACCGAATTTAGTTCCAACCTTTGTTCCAAGTTTTGTTAACGGCTTAGCTATTCTTGTTGTGCCAACCTTAGAAGTTATTTTTGAACCTAAATTAGCAATTGGCTTTGTTACTTTTGATGCTGCACTGCTAACCTTTGTTCCAACTTTTGTTGTCACATTTTTTACACCACTACCAGCTCTGCCTAAAAATGACGGTTTTGATACTGTTGTTGCGTTCTTTAATGCATTATTTTTTGCGGCACCAAATAGTTCTTTCCCTTTTGAGTTGAATACACGTCCACCAACTTGGGTATATTTTTTCCCAGCCGTACTTTGTAATTTCTGACCGAAAAGTTTTCCATTAATTTTGTTTTTTGTTCTACCAATAGCATTAGCGACTTTTCCTCCTTTTCCAACACCGCCAATTTTTCTAGATGCACCTTTAATCAGTCCTCCAATGCCTCTACTACCACTAAAACGACCGAATCCACCCAAAAGGCCAGCGATACCCTGGGCGACTAAAAGCCCATTTAGAATACCTAATAATAAGTTAGAATGTGCAATGGTATCGTTTAAACCCCTCATCCCGTTTCCGATACCAGTTTTTTCTACCCAACTTGCCCGTTGTGCGTCTTGAGCCTTTTTTCTACTACTTTCGACTTGGAAATAGTCTCGTAGCATTGAAGCTATTTCTTTAATATCTTCGCTTTCTGATTGGGTTTCTTTTCTTATGTCTTCTAAATCTTTTGGGTTTAATTCATCTATTGATTTAAAGTCACCATTAATTGAAACACCAGCTTTACCATTTTCAAATGTCGCAGTATTTCTAAATAATTCTTGTGTTTGTTTATCCCATTGTGAAGCATTTGCGGACCTTGCTATTTGAGCATTAACTTCACCAAGTTTTGCCTGCTGTTGTGTTTGTTCTATAATTTGGCCATAATCCTGCCCAGTGGCTTCTGCGAACGCTCTCAATCTTTGTTTATTAAAAGCTGATATTTCAACTTCACCTGTTTGTTTGTTGAAATGACCCATGTTTTCGGTGAACTTTTCAAGTCTCTTTTCAAGACTTTCCATGTCTCCCCATGCTTCACTAAACATTCCCATTGGGTCTGCAAGGCTAGAAAATGGCCCACCAAGAACCTGTATTTTTGCGGCCGTTGTTATTGACCCTTCAATAGTACCTACTTTATTGGCTAAAGTTTCTATTTGTTGCATATCCATATGCAATTCTGTAGCCCTCTTAGCCATTGCTTCCATACCCTTTAACCCATTGCTAAAGGTGTATCTTTGAGCTAATCTTAAACCTTTATTAACATTATCCGCATATTTTTCAAGTGACAGCCCAGATTTTGATGCTTCGGCAAACATTTTTCCAAGATGTTTTCCAGTATCAACTGGGCCAACACCAAATTTTTCAAATAAAACACTTAACTCTTTAGCGGCCCCGCCATATACTTTTGTCATTGCACCAAGTGCTGCTTGGCCTTCGTCAGTTATCTTTGCATTTCTTCCTATGCCTTTTGAATAATCTAACTGGGCCTCTATGACCTCTTCACTTGATAAATCTAAGTCTGCCGCTAATTTATTGCCGTGAACATTGTTAATCGTTTGAGCCCTTAACGCTTCCCTTCCAGCCTTAGATGTAGCAATTGTTTTTGCATAATTTGACGCTGCTTGGTCTGCTTTTGCCCAAGGCTCAACCAAGTCATTGACGGCTCTATACATGTCGCCTAATGAGCCAATAATATTTCTAATTTTATAATTAAAATTATCGGTTACCTTGACCATATGGTCCTGCCCAGCATTCCATCTACCTCTGTTATTAAGTTCAACACGAAGCTTTCTTTGTGATTCGATTAATCTTTCATATTCTTTCGTAAGTTCTTTAACTTCGTTAGAATCTTCTGCGAAGCCTTCATTTAATAAGTCTTGTCGTTCTTCGTTAACTTCATTTATTTTTTTTTCTATTTCATCTAGTTTTCCAATAACGTCATCAACGTTACTATAGTCATAATTGTCACGACTATAATAATTATAATTATTATCATTGTTTAGCTTGTTTTTGAGAAATCTTAACAAATCGTCAGATTTTTTATTCCCATCACGATATTGTCTTAACAACTCTTCAAATTCATCACGTGTTCTATCGTTAATATTCAT